ATGACAACGGAACGAGCCGAGTCCTCCTTGCTTGGTGATCGTTATGACCAGCGGAAAGACGTTAGTCTTACCGGAAGCAAGCCGCCAATCTTGCTTTCGATGAGCCGAGTGACTACCTCAAGTAGTCATTTTGAAAGCGGTCTGGCGCGAGAGACGCGAGACTCATATGGAATGGCGATAAGAAAAGCTAACTAAAGTCATCGAGGCTAGTAGTGTGAAACTGAGAAGATTGATCGCTAAGCCCGTCGGAATATCGAAGCCTGTTAGCCACTCCAGACCGCTTTCAAAATTAATCAGCACAAAGGATAACTGAGTATGGCTTGGTCAAAAGATCAGAAAAGAATATTCGATTTTTGGGCTGGAAAAGTTCCAGCTAGCGTACTGGCAGGATTCGTCGATAAGTCAGAGTTTGCACTTACTCAATACGCATCACGTAAAAAGGTAAGTATCTCGTTCTGGGGGCATGGCTGCCAACGTAACGCCAAGAAAAGAAAATCACGCGAATTTTATCAACAGAAAAAAGTCGAAGTGTTAAAGCTGCTCGATGAAAAGCCTATTTACTGGCTTGAGCACGGCAAAGAACTCACCAACCGAGAAATTGCCGAAATGACAGGTTTAACTCAAGCCTATGTTGCATCAATCAAAATGCGACACCATAAAAGGGAAGTGGATCCATATTCATACATGGTGCGAAAGCAGTTAAGCCACCAGCAACTAATCAATACCGTTTTCAGCTAAAACTCCATGACTTTCACCCTGTTATCAGGGTGCTTTTTAAAGCGTACTCAGGCAGTGCGTTTTAAGAAGTGCCCCCAACACTTCATAGCCAACCGATGTTTAGCCCTGCCTTGTGTGGGGCATTTTTTCGCCCCGCGCACCAGCACCGGTCTTCTAAACCGGTACGTAAAAAGCTGGAAGGACGTGAGAGGTTCGATTCCTCCGCGGGGTGCCATTCATAAGGAAACAGCATGAAAAATTCAGATATGCCAGCAATGCCAACGCAAACTTATGACCACAGCGCAGCAATGCAAGGTCTTGCGGTTTCTGTTACGGAGCATGCTGGCCAAACCAAATACGAAAAAGTATTGGCTCACTTTATGTCAGCCATGCTTTCAAATCCTGCGATGCAATACGATCCGGAACGCTTAGTGAGTGACGCTAAGCGCTATACCGATGCGTATTTTGAGTTTCTAGAAACCAAAAAACCAGCATAAGCAGTGCTGTATGGTGGATTAACGCCATGAAATTGAATTCTGAACAAGATTTTGAGTGGGAGGATAAGTTAGCCAAGCAAGCAAAGAAATGGCTTGTTTTCTCGGCTCTATCTTTCGCTTTTGTATTACTGATAATGAGCTGAGGACAGAAAGAATGAACGCAATCTATTACAAGTCAACCAGTAACGAGCCAGTTAATGCACTGTCCAGTTACAGAGAGCAAAAAGAATCTTACTTCAAACTTTTTGACCCTCTGACCAGTCACTTCAACGCAAAAGCAATTTTCGCTTATTCCAACCACGGTGTGAGATTTTACTCTATAGCATTCAATGATTATGAAAGTCTCGAAGATAAAGACCTTTGGACTAAGCCGGATTTGAAATCCGCATACGCATGCAGAGTAAGATCCAGCGTTAAGGGAAAGGAAAATTCACAAAGGCTAAAAGCTCTTAAAGAAAAATACGACTCGCTAATTCCAAAAGATGCCGAGTCACCAAGCCTGCACCCTTTCTACGATTCTATTGGAACCAACTGGGGTGATCTTGTTTTTTCTGGCATGAAATGGTTTGAGCATGACGGTGCTGTTTATATAGCAACTAGCCTCAAGCTTACCAAAAACGTTATCGAAATTACTGGTAGCGAGTTCTCTACCGCTGAATTGGCATCAAAACAGAAAAGCGAGTAATCCCCATGTTTCCAAAAAACCTACTAATCTACCGTGTCAACCGCGACATTCAATTCGACCCTGAAAAAATGGAAACCTTGCTAGGTGAATTCAAACTCACCCAGCTTGGCAGTCAAGATAAGCAAAAGTTTGGCTGGGTTCCTGCGCTGTATAATAAATCAAGCGCTCTGGTTCATTCTTCTAGCGGCAACATCCTCATTCGTGCGCAAAAGAGCGAGAAGCTTATTCCCGCTTCCATCATATCCAAGATGGTGAAAGAAAAGGTTGAGCAGCTTGAGCGCGAAGAAGGCCGACCGCTCAAGAAGAAAGATCGCGAGCAAATCCGTGAAGACATTATCATCGACATCTTACCCACGGCACTTATCAAGGAAAGCTTCACCAGCTTGTTTATCCTGCCATCGCAAGGGCTAATTATTGTCGATGCCAGCAGCTACAAAAAAGCCGAGGATTCACTTGCCCTGCTGCGTAAAACACTCGGCAGCTTGCCTGTCGTGCCGCTCATTCCTGCGGTTGCAGTCGAAACAACACTCACTGAATGGGTGAAAACGGCTCAGGTTCCAAGCGGTTTCTCAATTGGCAATTCTGCGGTTATGCAGTCCATCCTCGAAAAAGGCGCGCAAGTCACGCTTAAAAACGAAGAGTTAAGCGCTGAATCCATCCAGAAGCACATCGAAGAAAACAAGGTAGTCACTGCGCTTTCAATTGATTGGCAAGACCGAATCAAGTTCACCCTCAAAGACACGATGGCAATCACTCGCGTTAAGTTCGCCGACGAACTGAAAGAGCAGAACGACGATATTCCACGCGAAGATCTAGCCGCCCGACTCGATGCAGATTTCACGCTCATCGCTGGTGAGCTAACCGCATTCTGTAGTCATCTGATTGATGCGCTGGGTGGCGTTTCTCAGCAAGAAGAATTCGACAAACCAAATGAAGATAAGTTAACGGTGGAAGTTGCTGATTTCATCAAACAAGAGCAGCGTGCTTCAGTTACTTTAATTCAACGTAAATTCAAAATCGGATACAACCAAGCGGTGAGGATTATGGAGCGACTAGAAATCTTGCAAATTGTATCCAAGCCTAACAACAACGGACAACGAACAGTCCTAGTTTAAGTAAATAACAAGCCCTCAATTGAGGGCTTTTTGTTGAGGCAACGACCAATGATTATGCCAAATGAAATCGTAGTAGATAACTTTGCCGGCGGTGGCGGCGCATCCACCGGAATGGAGCTTGGCCTTAATCGTCATGTTGATATCGCGATTAATCACGATCCTGAAGCAATAGACATGCACAAGATGAATCACCCTGAAACCAAGCATTATTGCGAATCCGTTTGGGATGTGGATCCAGTTGAAGCCTGTGCTGGTCGTCCAGTTGGTTTGGCTTGGTTTTCTCCTGATTGCAAACACTTCTCAAAAGCCAAGGGCAATAGACCGGTTGATAAAAACATTCGCGGCCTTGCTTGGGTCGCAATTCGTTGGGCTGCATTAGTGCCAGTGCGCATCATAATGTTAGAGAACGTTGAAGAGTTTATGACTTGGGGGCCAGTGGTAGAAGTTGAGCCTGGTAAGTTCAAACCATGCTCGTATCGTAAAGGCGAAACATTCCAAGCTTTCTTAAAAGTGCTCACCACTGGATTGGAAAATAATCATCCAGCATGGGAAGAAATTCGCGAAGCATTGGGAAGTAGCTTTCCCTATGACCGACTAGAAAAAGGCTTGGGCTATAAAGTCGATTATCGTGTTTTAAGTGCTTGTGATTACGGTGCGCCAACCATTCGCAAGCGATTTTTCCTAGTGGCTAGAAACGATAACAAACCAATTAACTGGCCAGAGCCAACGCACGGCCCAAAGGGTTCCGGTCTAATTCCTTACGCTACCGCAGCAGATATCATTGATTGGTCGATTCCAGTCAAATCAATATTCGGCAGAGAAAAGCCACTTGCCGAAAAAACAATGGAGCGTATCGCAAAAGGTTTGGAAAAGTTTGTATTTGGAACAGATTCGCCATTTGTTGTTAACGGCGAATGCGCATTTATTGCCAAGCATTACTCAGGCGTAACGGGTTCAGATTTAAGAGAGCCATTAGCGACCGTGACAACGACAGATCATAACGCGCTGGTTATGGCGTTTATGACAAAGTTCCGCTCTGGAAGCGTTGGTTATGATATTGAAACGCCAGTTCATACCATCACATCAGGCGGTGAACAAAAAAGACCTGGCACTGCAAACACCCAAGCTTTAGTAACAAGCCACATGGTTAAGCTTCGCGGAACCAATATAGGCCACCCAACCGATGAACCACTGCATACGATTTCAGCCGGCGGTTTTCATCTTGGCGAAGTTAGAGCATTTCTAATTAAGTATTACGGTACTGGTGTTGGGGAAGATCTTCTCTCTCCAATAGGCACAGTGACCACAAAAGATAGATTCGGGCTTGTCACTGTTTTCGGGGAACAATATCAACTGATTGATATTGGCATGAGAATGCTTGAACCACATGAGCTATTTGCAGCTCAAGGATTTCCATCTGATTACAGAATCACCCACAACTCAGAAGGCAAGAAAATCAGCAAATCTAGCCAAGTGGCCCGTTGTGGTAACTCAGTGCCGCCGCCAGTAGCTCAAGCTCTGGTTGAGGCCAATATCCAAACCTTACCAAAAGTTAAAGCAGCATAGGCAACGACCAATGAACCCACTATTTAACGCCAATGGTGAGCAAATTCCTGCTCGCCCAAGCTGGCGAAAAGATAAAGAAACCATCATAAAAATGGCGATGGAAACCCTTTTCGCTGAAAAGTATTGCGACTTTGAAGAGTGCGAGCGCTTCCCTCTTCAGCAGAGCTTACTCAAACAGTTAAGCATTCCTAGTGATGAATACGAACTAGCCAAAGACTTTGAGGACGATGGCTGGTCAGTGTGCTCAACCTTCCTAAGCAAACTCGATAACGTCATCGGCCACCTTCAGCACGCTTATCAGAGCTTAGAGCAAAGCTGGGGTCAAGAACACAAGCCAGTGCCTCCATTTCAAAATGGAGATCAACTCATCGTGTGGGGACGTGCTGGCGAGATCACTGGTGTATGTGAGCACCGCCCAGCCACTTTTCTTGTTAAGTGGCCAGAACACGATGAAAACACTCGGCTATTAATTAAGTTTGAAGATGCCTTAGATTTGATTAATTAACAATAAGGTTAAAAAGCTAGGAGATTACCGTGGAAACAGTAATAACAGACTTTGGCAAAGTCACCGTATCAAAACCTTACTTTAGTAATAGCGCTTGCTCTCAAGTGAGAAACTTAACACTCGTAAAACCTGAGAACGAGGCATACGGCTGGGGCATTTGCCGAGAACTCCCTGAAAATCTAACCATCACACCTGAAATCGTTAACCTGTTTGCTAAAGAGGCAAGCCAGTTTATTTGAGGACGCTAAATGATTAACTCAGAAAGAACCATCTGTATCTACCACGCCAACTGCTGCGATGGAATGGGCGCCGCTTGGGTTGTGCACAAAGCGCTTAATGAAAATGACGATGTTGAATTTATTGCAGCCAATTACCAAGGCGAACTGCCAGAAGTAAAAGACGCACACGTTATCATCGTCGATTTCAGCTTCAAGCAAGATCAAATGCGAGAAATCGCCAAGCAAGCCAATTCTGTTCTTGTTATTGATCACCACAAGACTGCACAAGCTGAGTTAATACCGCTAATCGAGCAAGGGATTATTCATGGCGTGTTCGACATGGAAAAATCAGGAGCAATGCTTGCTTGGAATTATTTCTTCCCTAATGAAGAGCCACCAAGACTTATTGAGCACATCCAAGATCGTGACCTTTGGAAGTTTGAACTAGTTGGCACGCGAGAGATTCAAGCCGCACTTTACTCATACCCTATGGAGTTAGAACTGTGGGATGAGTTAATGGAGACAGACACAGGCAAGCTTTATCTTGAAGGGGTTGCCATCGATCGCGCACACAAGAAGAACGTTAATGGCTTGGTTGAGTTATGCAGTTATCAGTCATCTATCGCTGGATTTTTGGTCCCCACTCTGAATTGCAACTATATGTTCGCATCGGATGCCGGAAATATTCTCGCTAAAGATGCTCCGTTCTCAGCGACATATCAGGAAACAGAAGGTTATAGAAAATATAGTCTTCGCTCTGTTGATGGCGGAATGGATGTTTCTGAAATTGCATCTAAGTTTGGTGGCGGAGGCCATAAGCATGCCGCTGGTTTTAAAATCGCAATAGAAGACCTGCATAAGCTTGTTTAAATAGAGGTCAATTATGGACATTCAAAAAGCCGTTGACGGAGTAATGGCGCTCCGTCCAACTGAAAGCTCAAACAGCCAATCTCGACAACCAAGAGATAAACGCCGCGCTGAAACCCTAAAGCGAATGAATGATCGCCAATTTCAAAAAGAAATGGAGATGATCATGAATGGTGAAATCCCTGATTACGGCGCCTTCTTCTTTACCAACAACGAACCCGGTATGAAAAGAAGAAAGAACCCTAATTTCAACCAATACCGCGGCAAAGCGGAATAACCGTTTAATCGCAGAGCCCACCGACCATGCACAAAACCCAAAGAGCAAGGCTGATAAAAATACAGTCAATGCAAACCCGTAAAATCCTCAGTAATTACCATGTGGTGTTTGTTGCTAACATGGTCGATGGAACGCTGGTTTACTCAAAGCAGGGCGAACCAGTCAGTATCACAAAAATTCTTGCCCAGTCTCTTGGCTCGGTTCAAATCAAATGGTCAGTAACCTGTTACGCGCTCATGCGAGATAACACTGGCCGCGAATATTTAAAATCCTTTGTTGCGACAACCAAAACACCTTGCAAGCACGAGCAGATAAGAGAAGAGGTTGCCGATCTTCATTGGGATTTCCTAGATAAACACTGCAACCCTAACCACTTTCTCACCGCCGCTTGGATTGCAAACTCAATTGATAACCCACCATCAGATGAAATTGCAGACAAGATATTCACACACATGGGCGCGTGGAAAGAATTCATCGCAGAGCATGAAGCTCCTCAACAGCAAGACGGAGAAAGCCATGAGTAAAGAAATAGAGCTGGCCGAAGTATTTCAAGACATGGAGCCTAACGAATCCATGCGTGATTTCGCGATCAGAAAATCACTTGAAGCAAAGCGCTCTACTGACAAGGTCGCAAATCTTCGGGACTGGATCCACCAAATCGCCGTCAATGCAGGTAACGAGCAGTTTGTGATTGATGCAACAAGCTCAGCACTGTGCGGTGAAGATTGCAACAAGCAAACACCATTCAAGTTTTGCCCAACAAACTGAAGCAATGCGAGGACTTCACTTTGAAAAATCGATTTTACAAAACCAACGGTTACGTTGGTTCAAGTGTTCTTTTCTGGGCTATTGACGGCCTTGGCTATACAACGAACATCGACCTCGCTCATGTATATACGCGCGAAGAGATGCAGCGTGATGTGGATAAAGGCCATCTGAGAGACAAGGATGAATTTCCACTTTGTGCTGATGATGTGGAGGCTTTTTCTCAGTGGCGAGTTGACGATCAACTTGTCATAAAAACCTTTCCAGATTTTACAGACCCGAATGACGAATACGTTTGTGTAAAAAAACGATGCTGGGATGGCAATGATTTGGCTTTTGCTAATGGAATGGATTTTGATTTTGACTACTGCAAAGCGAAAACATTCTCAAGCGCTGAAATTGAGCCTCAAGTTAAACAAGGAAACCTGAATTTTTACTTCGTCCCGCGCTATCACACTGACGAAATCGCGCGCAGAACCTTCCAAAAGCAGAACATCAACCGAAGAAAGATGATCACTGCGGCTGGCATCACTGGCTTACGCCAAAAGCGCCGAAGCAAAACAACAGGCAAGCAGCGTTTTAACTGCCCAACCTGCGGAAAAATCATATGGGAATACGGGCATCCTGATGATCAAATCTACTGCAGCATGCATTCTTAATAAGGAGTAGGTATGCCACCAGCACCGCCACCACCAACCAAACCAGTAAATCAGCCACATTCATCTAAGAGCCTTCAAAAACACATCTCAACACTCAAAGCGTTTCAAAAATATCGAACAGGAAAGGACGAAAGAACCTTCGAAGAGACAGATTTAGAGCCCAAAGCTATCACTGAATCGATAAATTTCGCCATTGAGACACTATCAAAGCGGCAAAAACTCATTGATGGCATCAAAAACGAGCTATTGAGCTCGGTGAGTGTGCTTTTTAGGCCTCACATCGAGGGTGTTTTTGCGGTTATCAAGCTAAAAATTGAAAACGGTGAGATTTTTGGCCCAAAAAGTAAGGATTAAGCATGAACGGACGCCAATTTAAAAAGCTCTGCAAGCGCGCAGCGGAAGTAATGATCAAAGTTGAGCCAAAAATTGAAAGCCTATTGTTTTTTAGCGAAATGCGCGACGAGGCTCCGGAAATAACAAGACGCTATAAATGGGACATGGACACGCTGCGCCAAAACTGGCGATGGAAAGCTGGGAAAGACACAGCGCCGGACTCATTGCCAAAGGGAATTGCTGGCTTTGGTTGTTGGGATGGCTATTACGAACCGGAGTGGGACGATGAAGATGCCTTATCTAAGTTGATGCATTACGTTTTCGATACATTCACCGATTGGGGAAGTTGCGATGGTAATTCATGGCCTGAAAACAATTGCCCAGAAGAGTTGCTGCGACTGCCAAATAAGGCGATCAAGTATGCAGAGTTGAATCTGATTAAGGAACGACCATGAACCAAGGAACCAACGGCGGAGAGGCATATAAGAAAAAGTGCCACCAGTTCTGGAAGCAGGTTCGCTTTCATGTCGAGCTTGCTCACACCATGGAAGGTACTTTGTCTGGCGCAGCGCGTGAACTTAATCGCAAGCGCGTTAAAACAATGAACGGCGGTAAGTGGTGGCCACAAACAGTGAAAGATGCACTTACCCATTACACCGAAACTGATAGTGAGCAATAGCATGGATTTAAAAAACTTAGCTTATTTTTCATTAGTGTCTGCATCTCTTCAACAGCAAAGAGAATTTGTTATAGCAAGAACACGCAGCCCAATGGCCCAGCACATGTCAAAAGCAATGAAAAAGCACAACCAGCGCCAGCGCTGCACCACCTACACGCCAGATAGCCCAGAAGTCAAAGCCATGACCAAGCAATTCCGGCAACGCGCCGATCAGCTAGGCAAAGCCAATTACTACTGCGTTTGCCAAAGCTGCGGAGATAGTTACCAGCTAGGTAAAGAAGGCGAAAATTGCCAGTTGTGCAAATCTGGCAAGCTTTATCCGCAAGACGTTGAGCCTTGGGAGTAGCAACCATGGAAATAAAAATGGCTGAAATATTTGGCTCAGAAGGAATGAAAAACCTGCACCTTCGCGGTGCTCTTGTTCTGACTGGGCCAGAAGCAGAGGCGGCTGTTTTGGCGGTTAAAAACCACGACCGCCTAGTTGATGAAAATCAGCAGTTGCGTTGGGCTTTGGAAAAAGCATTGTCAGTAGTTAACNGAGCTGCAGCAATGGATGATTCATACGCCAAGCTTGTTAGCCGAGGAGTTCAAAAACTACTTTCAGAAATAGTTGGGTGAGTGATGCGAACCGAAACTGATAAAGACAATGACCTTACTGGTCAGGTTGATTGGGATGGCATAGGGTTGCCGCCAGTTGGTGTTATATGCGAGATCAAGTACAAAAACGCAAATCATGCAGTTTGGCGCAAGTGCAAAGTCTTTGCTTACTCAAATGAAGATAGTTTCGTTGCTGCCATTTGGCATTTTGATGGTGAATTTTGGCGTCACAACACAATCGAGACAAGTGAATACGACTTCCGCAAACTAGAAAGTCAACAGCAACTCGAAGTTCGTGAGCGGATTGAAGCGGCTTATGCTCTTTATTGCGAAAGTCTGATTGGTGAAGATGAAGAAACTGTAAGCTTTGATGAGTTTAAAGAGTTCAAAAACCGCCTTCGCCAATGGCTGCGCATCGTAGACAAAACAGGCTACCGCATTAACAAGGATGGTGAGTGATGAAAATAACCCACCGTCCCAAGGGAAGCATGTGCGCCAACTGCAAAGGCCTCAGCTCAGACCATAAGAAACACCGCTGCCCTAGCCGTGATCAATTCAAAACCATGCAGCCAATAGGAAAAGACAGTGACGGCGTGATAGTCGTCCGCTGCAAAAGCTACGATAAGATGTGAGGCACATCATGACCAACATCCAAATCATTCTAACCATCTCCATTGCACTTAACGCCCTGTTCCTGAGCTGGCTGATTTACCAAAAAAGCATTATCGATACTCTTACCTGGCAAAGAGATACGCTTTTCAGTTTCTTGCGCTCAAAAAAGTGCTGCACCCAAAACAAACCAACCGGAGAAATCAATGAGCAAGGAAAAAATTGAACAACTGACAAAGTTGCACATGTCCAGTGGCGTTATTGAACAAGTAATCGCGGAAATGGTTTTCCAAGATATGAAATGGGGAGAGAGCAGAACCCTAAACAATCACGTTTGGGACTCCATTTTAAGCGAAGAGGTTGGCGAGGTAAGCGAAGAGGCCGTTTTAGTATGGAATGCTAAGCTAGGCATAAAAAAGGGCTTTGCTTCAAAGTTCACTCTTGAGCAGCAAACAGAAAAGCTAAGAGCTGAGCTGATACAAGTGGCCGCGGTAGCCATCCAGTGGATAGAGGCGATTGATCGTGACTCTATTGAGATTGAAAAAGTTCGTGATGATATTCAGCGCAAAGATCAGTAGGGGAAATTAATATGGCTAGATGGCACAAAGAAACTAAGCATCGTTGCAAACACAAGGGGTTTGTATTTGAGTTTGATACCGCAGCTGAACTTGGAAAAATGGTCGCGGAATCTGGTTGTCCAATGTCAAATCCGTACGAACCGGGTTTTACTGAATATGATGACTTTGCCGAGGCTTTCCATGCAGTTCGTGAAAGCAAGAAAAAGCATCTTAAAGGGAGTGGAAATTAACGCTATGGCAAATGACTACGATGAGGAATACATACAAGCACTAGAAAAGCAGGTCGAAATTCTTGCTCATCATCTTCAAATTGTTTGCTTAGATGTAGAAGCATTACCTTCACATCAAGAAATTTATGGAAATGGTGCCTACGAAATGATTAACCGTCTTGAAGCGCTTTGGGAAACTAAAATATCTGCAGATAAAGTTATCGGTGAGCACTTTGAAATAATGAATGGATTTAAAGGTGATTGAACGATAGGAAAATTGCAAAAATAAAAATGGAGTTATCTATTCCAATTGACTTTACCGATGGCAATAAGCCAAACCAAGAAATACCAAAGCCACCTGGATCTAGAATTATAAATAATGGGACTTCTAGCATAGAAGGTGGATTTAATCACTTTTATGGTGGTGTTATATCTGGTTTTGTAATCGGTGTTTTTACGGCTATGTTTATCTTAAATTTAGTTAACGGTGGATAAAATGAAAGTGATCAGACTAAAAGAGGTTATTGAGTTAACTGGCTTGTCAAAATCATCAATTTACCGAATGGCTAGCGATGATAAATTTCCCAAGCCACTCAGCCTAGGCGCAAGAAGCGTAGGCTGGATAGAGTCAGAGGTGACTCAGTGGCTTGCTGAAAAACTCGGCGCTAGAAATCAGCAAAAGAAAATCGCTTAATCCCTTTCTCCTACCACTCTAAGCGACTTGTATCCTGTCACCGAAAAGGTACCGTAGCTCGCTTTCTCTATATGCTCACTCCACCAGCATAACAATGTGCGCCTCCGTTCTAGGTAGGTGGCTCGGTTGTATGCCTTTCTTACCGCATTTCGCTCAACGTGAGCGAGTGACGCCTCAATAATATCAGAATCAAAACCCTGCTCATTGAGCGTGGTTGATGCCAGCGCGCGCAAGCCGTGCGCTGTGGTTCTTCCTTTAAACCCAATTCTCGATAACGCTTTATTAATACTTTCAGCATCCGTGCAGCGCTTTGGATCTCTGATGGATGGAAATACAAATTCTCGATGGCCAGTCAGAGGCTTTAGCACTTCAAGAATAGCCATCGTCTGTGGCGTGAGTGGGACCTCATGCGCGCGCTTCATTTTCATCCGTTCTGCAGGAATAACCCACAACTGCTTATCCATATCGATTTCAGCCCAAGTGGCACCAGCCGCTTCGTTTGGCCGCGTCATGGTATGTAGCTGCCACTCAATAAGGCATTTCGTTGTGATCGCCATGTTTGCCGCGCCGATAGCCTGCAAAAGCTCCGGCAGTTCTTCTGGCGAAAGTGCATCCATATGCTTGACCATTGGCTTACGGAACGCCTCAGTAATGCCAGTTAATGGATTGGCGTGGATAATGCCAACGTTAACGCAATACGTCATCACCTCATTCATTAGCTGAGCGGTGCGCTTGATCGTCTCTAAGTGTCCGGCTTTCTCAACCGGCTTTAATGCGGCTATTGCCATCGGCGCGGTAATTTTTGAGACAGGAATTTTACCAAGAGAAGGGAAGGCGTAGAGCTCAAGCTTGCGCCAGTTGCCTTCGATCGTCTTTTCTTTGAGTCGATGCCGCTTTGTGTCCATCCACAATTCAGCGACCGCTTGAAAGGTATTGCCCATTTCACTACTTGATTTGGCCTTTTGCTCAGCCTTAAGCAGTTGAGGATCGATATTTTCAGCGATCATCTTGCGAATTTCTGCAGCTTTATCTCTCGCATCCGCGAGCGAAACATCAGGATATGATCCCAAGCCAGAGAAAGTAGGCTTTCCAGTTGCCGGCTTAATGTAACGACACTCCCAAGCTTTGAACCCACTTGTTCTCACAAGAAGATAAAGCCCATTGCCATCACTCAAGCGGTAAGGTTTTTCTTTTGGTTTAGCGTTCGCGACTTCCTTTACAGTAAGCGCGTTTCTCAATCTTGCCATTGCCAGCCCCAAAGTATATTTCAA